AGAAGCGATGATCCAGTACTATACGCCCACACCACGGGATGGCTTTGCGGAAGGCGGGCTTGTTTCAAGCGGCCCTGATTCCCAGCGTGTGAATGACATTATGGCTAGCTTGGAGCAAGAGCTTTATGCGTGAAAAATAAATTCAGGTTTTTCGGTTTTTAAGTTATAATTTGCGTAGCAAATTCGCTACTGAGCTTACTCCTACTGGAAGCTACCATGCAAACTTACTACGTAAATCCTAGGTACATTGCCATACTTTGGCTTGTCTTGTACCTGTTCGTTTTGGACATGCCCACAATGTGGGTCTTATTTATAACCATTTTCTGCGCGGTGGCGCAGCACAGAGGAGTATTCAAATGGGCTGGATCGAAAGCATTGCAGACAAGCTTAAACCTGCAGACCAACGTGCTGCAGCCGTAGCTAAAGCTAAGGTTGCGGCTGAAAAAGCCAAAGCAGATGCCCTTGAAGAATCTGAGCGCAAAGCTGCGGAGAAGAAGGTCAAAGAAATTCAGTTCAAGCGCGGTGGCGCGGTCAAGAAGTCAAACTCGTTTAAGTGGTAATATATGCCTAGTTTAGATAGTATCCCCGAAGAGTCACTTGATGACGAAGTCTCATTTGCGGAAGACACGTCGACAGTTGAAGACACAGATGACGGTGGGGCTATTATCCGCATAGAGGATGCTAAAGATGAAGCCTCTACGCGCAAGCACTTTGCTAATATTGTTGAGGACTACGATCTAGACGTATTGACTACGGATCTGCTTGAAAAAATTACACGAGATAAAGAAGCCCGGTCAAAGCGGGATAAACTTTACGAAGAAGGCTTGCGGCGTACTGGTTTAGGCGATGACGCACCGGGTGGTGCCCAGTTTGCAGGGGCTAACCGCGTAGTGCACCCAATGCTTGTTGAAGCCTGTGTGGACTTTTCTGCCCGGGTAATGAAGGAGATCTTTCCCCCCAACGGACCTGTTAAGACCAAAGTCTTAGGTGTTAAAGAAAAAGAAAAGCTACAAAAGGCTGAGCGTAAAGCTGCCTACATGAACTGGCAGTTAACTGAGCAGATTAAAGAGTTTCGTGGTGAGCTAGAGCAACTGACAACACAGGTACCTCTAGGTGGCGCGCAGTACTTTAAGGCAATGTGGAATCCGCAGTACAAGCGCCCAGGCTTTGAGTTTATTCCAATTGACGATATCTACCTGCCCTTTGCGGCAACAAACTTCTATACTGCAGAGCGCCGCACCCATGTCCAGTACCTAACTAAGTACGAGTACAACCGCCGGGTGAAGGCTGGCATGTATGCTGACGTAGATTTCACGCTGACTGACGGCATGCCTGAATTTAGTGCTGCGTCAGTAGCCAATGACAAGATTGAAGGGCGTGAAGACAACTCATTTAACGAAGATGGCCTGCGTACTATTTTTGAAGTCTATACGTACCTAGACCTTGATGATGAGGTAAAGCCATATATTTTATCAATAGATAAATCTACAGGCAAGCCGCTTAGTCTCTACCGCAATTGGGAAGCCGACGACGCACAGTTTACTGAGCTAGAGTGGATTGTAGAATTTCCATTCGTCCCTTGGCGTGGTGCGTACCCTATTGGGCTAACCCACATGATTGGTGGCTTATCAGGGTCTGCTACTGGTGCATTGCGGGCGTTGCTTGATTCTGCGCATATCCAGAACATGCCCACCCTGTTAAAGCTCAAGGGTGGCCCTGATGGGCAGACATTGAACCTGCAGCCTACCGAAGTAGCTGAAATTGATGGTGGTTCTTTAGTAGACGATATCCGCAAGCTGGTTATGGCTGTCCCGTTTAATGGCCCCAGCCAAGTGCTATTCCAGCTGCTAGGCTTCTTGGTTGACGCAGGTAAAGGGGTAGTCCAAACAAGTTTTGAAAAGCTATCAGACCAAAATCCCAATGCCCCTGTAGGCACAACCCTTGCGCTTATTGAGCAAGGCATGGTTGTGTTTAGTTCTATACATGCGCGGTTCCATAATTCTATGGGACGGGTCTTTAAGATCCTACACCGTATAAATAGCTCGTATCTAACACGCGAAGATATTACAGCGCAGAACTCTGGGCTAGAGATTGAGCCGTCTGACTTTGATGGCCCTATGGACATCATCCCTGTCAGTGACCCTATGATCTTTAGCGAAGCCCAGCGCTTTGCGCAAGTTCAAGCTGTACTCCAGCGTGCGGCTGCACTTCCGCAGATGTATGACTTGCGGAAAGTGGAGGAGATGTTTCTCCGGATGCTAAAGCTTAATGACGATGTTCTAGTCAAAGCGCCTGGCGAAGAGGACATGGACCCGGTTAGCGAGAACGTAGCTGCGTCTATGGGCCGTCCTATTTACGCGCTACCTAGGCAAGATCACATGGCGCATCTGAAATGCCATCTAGCTTTTCTGCAGTCGCCGTTACTTGGCCGAAACCCAGCTATTATCAAGTCGTTCCTTTTTCCAATGAGTGGGCACCTTAGAGACCACCTACTGAACTACTACCTTGCAGAAGCGCACAATGGGGTTAAGCTGGCTACGGAAAATGGTAGCATCGAAAAAGAAGCATACCAAGAAATCCAAGTTGTAACTAGCGTGCAAACCCAGATTGAGCAAGAACTTGCAGGGCTTGTGCCGTTACTGGCTTCTATCGATCAGGAAGCCCAGAAGTACGCGCCACAACCGCAGCTGCCACCAGATAGCTCAATGCAAGTAGCGCAAATGAATAATCAAACGCAGCAGCAAGCCCTACAGCAGCGCGCACAGCTGGACACGCAGAAGCTTCAGTTCCAGCAGGCGAAGCTGCAGCAGGAAATTGCACTGGACCAAATGCAAGTTCAGCAAGACGCGCAGGCTACTGTACAAGCGGCTCAAATTACGCTGCAGCAAGAGCAGCTTCGCCAGCAGGCTGAAAATGCACGTACTGCTGCAGAAATCCAAGCACGCATAATGACCAACCGCGAAGACAATGATACAGCCATGCGGTTGGCTAAAGCAGAGATTGAGTCTGGCGAGCGCTTTGCAGTATCTACCGGAACAGGCATTAACCCATGAACGAGGCCCACCTACTGCACCTACTAAAAGAGGAGCAGGTAAAGTTTGCAGTCCAGGCTTTAAAGCAACCCGCACAGCGTGACGCATTTGAATACGGTCATCGCGCGGGTATCTATGCTGGTCTAGACTTGGCCATTGCACTTATTACTCGAACGCTAGAAGACGCTAATACTAAAGATCTCTAAACTAGCCATTTCTGGCTAGTTGAGGTACCCAACTGCTGAAAGGAGCAGATATGACCGAAGCTTTGAAGCTTGCATTCCCAGACGCCGACCCCGGTGTTAGGCCTCTTGGTTCTCGTGTGCTGGTGCAGATCAGAACGCCTGAGACCCGCTCAAAGGGTGGTATTATTCTGACTGAAGGGGACAAAGACACCCAGATGTGGAATACCCAAATTGCCAAAGTTATTTCAGTGGGCGCACTAGCCTTCTGTAATAGAAACACCATGGAACTCTGGCCTGAAGGTGCCTGGTGCAAAGAGGGCGACTTCGTACGTGCTCCACGCTATGGCGGTGATCGCTGGACATCAGATGCCAAAGAAGGCGGCAAGGCGTACTACGTCTTGTTGAACGACATGGACATCCTGGGCATGGTCACCTCAGACCCCCTCGCAATCAAGGCGTTCTTCTGATGGACGCTCTAAACTTCGGGCAGGCTCTAGCCGCGCTCAAAACAGGTAAACGGGTTCAACGAGCAGGATGGAATGGTAAGGGGCTGACACTGGAGCTGCAAGTTCCGGATGCCAATAGCAAGATGACACTGCCTTACATCTTCACGGCATACCCAACCACACCGGCCAGTGATACTGCTCCATCCAACCACAGCAATGCTCGTGTGCCATGGCTGGCTTCACAAACCGACATGTTAGCAGAAGATTGGAGGGTTCTATGAATAACATTACTTCACCACGTACTGACGATCAAGGAATCGAGCAGGAAATCCTAGCCAAAGGACTCACCGCTCCTCGTGTGACACCCGCTGACATCGAGGACAATATCATCTCTTGCTATTACTTCACCGCAGAAGAGGGAGTATTGGGGGAGGAACTGATCAATAAGCGTTCTTCGGTCGTTTACGAGAACTCACTCAAGCTGCTAACCTTCTGTGTTTTGGTCCTACGCAATGGGTTCACAGTTACCGGGGAGTCTTCTTGCGCTTCACCTGAAAACTTTGATGCTGATGTAGGCAAAAAGATCGCTCGTGAAAACGCCAAACAGAAGATCTGGACACTGATGGGGTACGCCCTGAAACAAAAATTGAGTGAGGTATAACGTGACAACCAAACAAGCAGTTATGACTGAAGATGACGAAGTTCTTGACCAGCCTACTGAGACGGAGGAGCTGGTAATAACTGAAGCGCCGCCCAAGTCTCATGATGACGATGACGACGACATCGACCCAGAGCAACCTGACAAAGTACCCGCAAATGATGAAACTGAGGCTATTCGTGAGCGTCGCCGCAAGGAGAAGGTCGAACGCAAAGAACGTAGGGACAAAGCCATTCTACGTGACAAATTAGAGCTGGACTTCCTGAGCAAGCGTAATGCTGAGCTGGAACGCCGGTTTAGTAGTCTTGAGCAGCGCCAGCATCAAAATGACCTTGGCGTTGTAGACCAGCGTATTCGGGATGCAGTTAACGAGGTAGCAATGGCTGAGAAAGTTATTGCTAAAGCGGTTGAAGCTGGTAATGGTAATGACGTGGCGCAAGCTATGCGTTACCGCGACCAAGCTATTGCCAAGGCCCAAGAACTGAACGGCATTAAGCAGCAAGCTACGCAACGCCCGGTACAGCAACCTGAACAGCGGATGGACCCGACAACTTTGGGCTATGCCCAGGCATTTGTCAAAGAGAACAGCTGGTATGACCCTCAAGGTCGTGACGAAGACTCGGCTGTCGTGCTGGCTATTGACCAAGCTATTGTGCGGGATGGCTTTAAGCCGGATTCTGCAGAGTACTGGGCGGAGCTGCGTAAGCGTGCTGCGCGACGCCTGCCTGAGCGCTTCACTGAAACAAAAGAACGTACGGCCCGCGGTGGACCAGCAATGAGTTCTAGCCGCGAGTATGCCCCCACGTCCACCCGTCAAGAGGTCTATATCAGCCCTGAGCGGAAACAAGCGTTGATTGAAGCTGGCGTTTGGGATAATCCAACGCTCCGTATGAAGTACGTTAAACGGTATAGCGAGTATGACCGAAACAATCGTGCCTAGCGCATATAATCCCTGTTATAATTCTCTTAATTGCTGAAGGAGCAAGAAAAATGTCCCAAGACGAACGCCTAAAAAAATCTGACGATAACCGCGAGAGCCGTGCAGCTACTGATAGACCAGCGGCTGAAGATCGTGCACTCTCCGAAACTGAGCGGGTTGAAATGTTTCGCCAACAGTTTTTCCAGTCCGCCTTACCGGATTTGCCTAAACTCCCAGGCTGGCACACGTGCTGGCTTACTACCACCAATCCCCGAGATTCTATCCAGGCGCGTTTGCGTCTTGGGTACGAGCCTATTAAGCCTGAAGACGTTCCAGGCTGGGAATATGCCTCCATCAAACAAGGTGAATGGCAAGGGTTCGTCGGGGTGAATGAGATGCTGGCCTTTAAACTGCCCATGAGTCTCTATCAAGCGTATATGAAGGAAGCACACCACGATGCTCCTCTGCGTGAAGAAGAGAAGTTGACCGATACGGCCGATTTCATGGCACAACAAGCCCGTGCTTCTGGATCGAATCTTCTGATTGGGGATGGCAATTCTGAGTTGGGCAAAGATCGTAAAGCTCAGTTTGAGCTTGCGTAAACACTTAAACCAAAGGATCTAGCATGTCTGCTACAAGCGCTCCCTTTGGCTTTCGTCCGTCTTACCACAACAGTGGTCAAATTCGGGCAAAAGCCTACACTCTCGCCACCGGCACTGCCGTTAATATCTTCAGTGGAGACCCGGTAAAACTGGTCGACGCTGGTGTTATTCAACTTGGTACGTCTGATGGTACTCGTACCGGTACAGTTGATGGTATTTCGTTGCTCGGCATCTTTGCTGGCTGCGAATACACTGATGCAACTGGTAAGCCCACAGTCAGTAACTTCTGGCCTACCGGCACTGCCGCTACAAACATCACCGCTTGGGTCTATGATGATCCTGAGACGTTGTTTGATGTGGAATACGACAACCCGTCAGCCGGTACTACCGTGCAAACGGCAGTTGGTGAAGAGTGCGACTGGACTCCAACGGCTCCAGGTGGCAGCACCTCTACCGGTTTGTCCGCTACGTCCTTGACAGTGATTCAGGCTACATCTGGTCAATTCCAGATTACCAGCTTCGCTAAGGCCCCCAATGACTCTTTGCTAGATGCTTATGTTACGGCCACTGTCCGTATCAACGAGCATCAATACAAAGCAGCCGTGAACTCCATCTAAGGGGAATGAACTATGAAAACCTTTAAACCTTTCTTGATGGCTGTGGTGGCCTTGGTGGCTGGCTTGGGTCAACGACTCAATGCCATGCTGTTTGGATATATGGCCTCTCAGGGAATGGTGCTCTGCGCTGCTCCCATGCGATCTACAGACTTCCGGTCTGTAGTGGAGCCTATCCTTAACGAAGTGTTCGACGGTGTATATGACCAGCGTGCAGATGAGTGGAAGCAAGTCTTCAATGAGCAAAAGGGTATTGCCCGCACTTACCATGAAGAGCCCGTGCTCTATGGTTTTGGCGCAGCTCCTGAGCTTCCTGATGGCATGGCTGTCACGTACCAATCTGGCGGTGTGTTGTTCAACCAGCGCTACACCTACAAAGTGTACGGTCTGGCTTTCGCTCTGACCAAGGTCTTGGTTGAAGACGGTGACCACATCCGTATCGGTCAAACCTACGCCAAGCACTTGGCACAGTCTTTGATTGAGACCAAGGAAACTTTGTGTGCTAACATCTTGAATCGCGCTTTCAATGCCTCTTATGTAGGCGGTGACGGTGTGAGCTTGGTGTCTGGTAGCCACCCGCTGGTGAACGGTACCTTCAGTAATCAGTTGAGCACTGCAGCAGCCCTGTCGCAGACCTCTCTTGAGCAGCTGTTGATCCAGATCCGCAACGCAGTTGACAACAACGGTAAGCGTATCCGCTTGACACCACAGAAGATCGTCACCGGTCCTTCTAACGTGTTCCAGGCCGAGGTGCTGCTGAAGTCTACCCTGCGCACCGGCACTGCAGACAACGACATTAACCCTGTTAAGTCGATGAACCTGCTGTCTGGCGGTCAAGCCAACCTGTCTCGTATCACTTCCACGACTATGTGGGGTATTCAAACTGATGCCTCCGAAGGTCTGAAGTTGATGATGCGTCGCAAGTTGGACAAGTCAATGGAAGGTGACTTCGAGACTGACTCCATGCGCTACAAGGCAACCGAGCGTTATGGCGTGGGCTGGACTGATCCACGCGGCTTCTTCGGAACCCCGGGCGTCTAAACGGTAGCCTACTAAAGTACTACTAAAGAACCTTCCTTCGGGAGGGTTCTTTGTTGGGCACTTTAAAACCCTTGTGCTGCAGACAGCCACGCCCTGGCTGACGACATGCAGACGGCAGCGCAATAACGCATGTAAGGACTACCATGTCACGCACTACCTTCTCTGGCCCGGTTCGATCAATCAACGGTTTCGAGGGCCCAATCGCTGGAGCCAATGTGGTGACTCACCCGGTTACCACTGTAAACGCAGCCCCAGCTACTGCAACACTCACAGCTACGCAAGTAGCAACTGGGTATATCACTACGACCAGCGCAGCGGCTACAACCCTCACACTCCCAACAGGCACGTTGCTTGGAGCAGCTTTAGGCGCAGTGCGTGGCACTGTTCACGACCTGTATATCGACAACACCGCAGGTGCTAGTGTAGTGACCATGGCCGTAGCAGTCAATGGTATCTTGTCTACGGGTGCTGCTGACACAGTTGGTAGCTTCGGTGACCTGACTATCGCAGCAGGCGCAACGGGTCTAGCTCGCTATACCTTGATGTTTTCTAGCGCAACTGCTTACGTCTTTACACGTACGGCTTAAGGACTAACCATGCGCCCTATCCGTGTCACGGTTGGGAGTGCTACTTCGTCCCCGGTTATTCCGCTGGACCAGTACATCTCCCCCTTCAACGTGGGGTTGGCTGCCGCCCTGAGCGCAGGAGCCAGCCTTACCTATACCGTCGAGCATACGCTTGACGATGTGTTCTCCCCCACCTTCA